TAAGGGGCGGTGAGAGTGATGTTTTCACCCTCTTGGATGTAGTTCTTCATGGGGTAAAGCCTCCAGAGTTAGGGTGATGATCAGGCGCCAGCCGAGCGCACAAAACCGCGATAGTCGCTGAGGGTGCAGCCGAAGTCCATACGGACCAGCAGCTCCACACCATCAGGGTTACGGTTCTCGGTGGTGGTGATCGTCGGGCCAGCCTCACCAGCGAGGTAGCCGTAGGTGATCATTTCCACCCGGTTGGGGCTGGAGCACAGGTACCAATACGCTGCGCTGTCATCTGACAAGCGGGGCTCCACAATCAGCTGCACACCAGCAGCAAACGGGTTGGGGCCAGCAGAACCGGTCAGAGCAGCAGGGGCATAGCCGGTGGGATACAGGAACTGCAGAGCAGTGGTCTCCAGTTCAACAGGCACCACCAGATAGGCAGGCGCCAGGTTCAGGCGGTTACCAGCCAGATCAGCTTGCTTGCGCAGCTTCACCTTGGCGGCATCCATACCAGCGATACCAATCACGCTGTTGGCGCCGCTGATGGTGTTGTTATGCCCTGCAGCAAACAGCGCCTGACCATCCAGGCTCACCGTGGCACCGTTGGCACCGTTGGTCAGCAGATCCCACACCATGTTCGACTCAAGGAGTCGGCAGCCACGGCCCAGCATTTCGGGCACACGGCTCAGGCTGTCCAGATCATCATTGATGATCGCCTGACGGGTTACGGCGATCCGCTTGCCGTAGGTGGCCAGGTTCCAGGTGGCCTTGCCTTCAGTCAGCGTGCCGCTCTTGTACTCGCCACCTTCGAGGATTTTCTCAGGGACGATCTGGCCGGCAATCTGCAGATCAGTGACCTGCTTGAAGTCGGGCAGGTTACGCTGACGAGCGAGGGGCGCCCAGGTCTGCGGCTCTTCGGCGTAAGCAGCCAGCAGCGTCTTGTTGGCGACGTTGGCAAACAGGTTGGGGAAGTCGCTAGTGCTATGGAAAGCACGCGACACCACCTCGTTCTTGCTCATCCCCAGGGTGTTCACCCCACGGGAGCTGAGGTAGTTGCGGCACATCTCCAGGCAGGTGAGGCCATAGGCCGCCTTGCCCTCCTCGGTAGGAGCAGAGATCAGGCCAGCGCGGCGCTGAAGCTCGGAATCAAAGGCACGCACCAGGGTGTCGCCTTGGTCGCGGACCACAGTGATCGGTGCGCCAAAGCCAGGATTCACAGGGTTCTTAGCCTCAACGGCAATTCGGTGTTCGCGCACCACAGCGGTCAGAGCTTCAACCTGAGAGCGGCCACGGTTCTCAGAGAGGATCCGCTGCACCACATCTTCAGGCAGACGTGCTTCGGAAGCGGCGCGACGCACAACGAGCTCCAGCTTGTCAGCTGCAGCACGCTGCACAGCGTCATCCGCCTCGGGCTCAGTGGCAGGAGCAGCACACACAGCAGCTTCGGCAGCTGCTACAGGTGCATCAGTGTTCTCAATCACCGGGTCACTCCCGGCCTGCGATTCAACGGTCATGGAAGTGTCCACGGTTGGGTTAGTGCTGCGCATCACAGCGTGCGTGTCCTGGCCCGCAGAGACCAAGCTCACCAGTTGCGGCGACCATTCAGTCGCAACAAGCGGTGTGCCGGGATCACCTTCACGCCAGGCGTAGATCCGTGCGTCAACAGAGAACCGCGCAGATCCGGTCCTGAACCTTGGCAGTGCAATGTCCACTGCTTCAGCTGGACCATCTACCACCACGCGCCCTACAAGCTGATTCGTGCCATCAGCGGCACGCTCCAAGCTGAGATCCATCACCGCACCCCAGATCGAATCTGACGTGCGCTTGTGGTCGTAGTCGGCCGGTAATGGCCGCTCCGGCCAGCGGATTGCATCAGGCGTGTGGAGCAGTTGGAACCCATCTCCAACGTCGGCATCTGTAGAGATGACAATCGTGGCTGAGCGAGTTTCCTCGTCCCAGCTATTGGGCGCCAAAAGCGCCATTCGTTGGAGCTGCTGTTCCATGGCCTCAGGCTATGGACTGTGCATTTCCATCCATAGGCAATGGCCTGACAGTGCCAGATGTTGACGCCAGGTCTACATCCAGTTTCAATCCTGCAGCTCTTGCGCGATCCATATCAGCGCCAAGCTCCTGGATTACAAGCTCGGGCACGTACCCGAGCATCCGCTGCACCTCGGACAAGCTCATGAAGCCAGCACGCACTGCATCGACGTAAGCCGGGATCTCGCGGGCCGGATCCACCAGCCAGGTGATCGGCGGTGTCCACTCAAACCGTGCGGTAGCACGGCCCGTGTTTGACATTGCTGCAGCGTCTCGATACCAGACCGCAACGCGGTTGAGCAGCTGCGGGATCATGATGCCCCAGCGCCAGCGGGCAACAGCGCGGCGCATCTCCATCCAGCCCATCCGGCCACTGGAGAAGTTGACGTTCCCTAGGTCGCCGGTCAGCGCTTCATAAGTGATCTCGTACGCCTGGGCGATGCTCAGCAGATGGTATTTCTGATTTGCCACGTAGTCGCCTGACGTAGGCGGCTGGGCAAAGGTGATCGACTTGCCCGGTGGCAGGTTTTCAATCACGCCAGGCTCCAGTGTGTCGAGGAGCTCCGTACCACTGGCCACGGCATCAGCGTCTGAATCTGACACAAACGCCATGAAGCAGGCAGCCAGCTTGTCTTTCAGCAGCTGCGCAGCATCACGATCGCTCACATCCCGGAGCTTCAGCAGCGCACTCACGCCAAACGGCACACCGGTGGCCTGGCCAGGCCGGCGCATGTCGTACACGTGACAGATCTCGGAGGCGTTGACGAACTCGCTTTGAGCCCTGATTGATCCAGTCCAGTCGGTTTCACCTGGATGCGACAGCCGGATCCAATACCCTTCCAGCTTGCCGTTTTCGGCATACTGCTTGCCAAACCTGATCTTGGCGCCGTCATCCTTGGTGAGATCCAGGTAGTCGGGTTCTAGCACTTGCAGCTGCAGCGGGCTCAGCCCACGCGCCAGCTGGCTTTCATCAAACCGCCGCCGCACCAGGCAGCTGCCGCGCACCGCTACGGTCCGAGCAATCAGCGACTGCAGCCCGTAGAAGTTGTGTTGGCCATTCCAGTCGCAGTCCGTACTCTCTGCCCACTCGCGGTAGCCATCGGCATACCGTCGCGTCGCACCAACAGGCGCACCGGCAATGCCATCGCCTACCCAGTTATTGACAACCACTGCAACAGCCTTACTGGCCCACGGGTCAGAGTCCACCAGGTCTTGATGCCTGGCTACCATCCGCTGCAGCGACAGCCGCAGGTCAGCATTTGGGCCCTTGTTGGTGGCAAACCAGTTATCCGTGCGCCGGCTGAGCTTGGCCGCCTCAAAGGATCGCAGGTGCTCTATAGCCAGCTGCATCCTGGTTGCCTTCAGGGCATCTTCAAGGTCTTGGCGTTTTCCCATCACGCCCTCCGAAACGACACGTAAGTACGGCTCGGGCGATAGCTGCTGTTCTCCAGCTCGGCAGCCATCATGCGCTCCAGCTCGCGCATCTCAGCCAGGCTGCGAAACTCAGTAGAACGACCATTGGCACTGACACGCAGCACGCCCTCAGCAATTGCTGCACGCAGATCATCGAGCTGTGCTTGCGTGAATCTGGCCATAGCTCAGGCTATGGAACAGGATCAGTCGCGGCTTAGCCAGCTGCCACGACGGCGTGCAACGACAGGCGCCTGCTGTGATGTAGGGCCGGCAGCACTGGCTGATACCTGGGCAGCTATTTGGTCCCACATGGTGGCCCTGTTGTAGCGCCTGCTCACCAGCTGCAACGCGGCATAGGCATACCGCGTGCAGTCGCCACCTTCGTCATGCTCGCCGGCCGGCAGGATCCACTCGTACTGCGTGAAGCCCTTCACCACCTTCGGCTTTCGCTTCCATGGGAACAGCTCTTCTAGGAACTGATCGCTCGCCGCTTCGCCAAAGTGCAGATACCCAGGCCCTGGCGTCTCGTTCCGTAGCCGGCCCTGTAGATGGGCAATGCTGGTGTCCGTGCCGATTGGATACAGCAGGACCGATCGCTTCTGCACCGCTTGATTCTTGCGGTTGATGTCCACCGCCTTGCCCTTGCCGATGATCGCCTTGCCCTTCTGGCTGCTGCCCTTCACCGGCACCCACTTCTGACGGGTGCGGCAATACTCCCGGACTTTGTGAGTGGCATGGCCTCCGTCGTCAATGGCGCCCTGCGCAATTACCAGCTCAATGCCATCATCACGCTTCCACCTTGTCTCGCTGATCCGGTCCAGCTGCTCCCACACTTCATCCGCTTGGGGGTCGCCGTGAATCTCAAAGTGCCCCAGGTGCCAACCTTCCTCACCAACGCCCCAGCCCCACAGCGTCACTACCAGCCGTTCACCCATCGAGCCGCCACCGCCCTGCACGTCAACGCCAGCAGTGATCAGCAGCACGCCATCAGGCACGCTGCCCACCGGGTAGCCGTTACCAGCGTCGGTGTCTTGCCGGCGCTTGGCGAGGCCATCGGCATTGAACTGGTTCTCAATGGCGTCCCGCCACGCTTCAGCGGCTCGCTTATTGACCCAGCCCTTGAGCAGGATCCGATCTGTCTGGGCCCTGACGAACTGATCGCGGATCTCTGCCCAGCTGATCCAGCCCAGCGGGGCATACCAACCGGGCAGATGGAATCCAGCCGTCATCCCATCGCCCTGAGCGCTTGGCACCCATACGCCCTCCGGCAGGAAACGCGCCTTGTGTCGCTCCTCAAACCGCTCGCTGCAATGCACGCACTCGTACAGAACCTCAGCGTCTGGCCGTTCCCATTTGAACTGCGACCAGATCAGATGCTGCCGCGCTCCGCATGCGGGACAGGGGACGTGATATTGGCGTCGATCTGACCTGCTCTCAAACTCCTTTGTCACCCGACACGCTTCCGCTTCGCCTGGCGTGCTGGTGATCAACGTCTTGCCGTTGCGGAAGTTGGCGGTACGGGCCTCAAAGTTCTCCAGCGGGTCGCCTTTATCGTCCATCTCCAGCGGGTAGCTGGACACCTCATCGGCAAACAGGTTTGCTGCTGGCATCGACTGACCGGCGCTGGCACTGTTGGCCCCTGTCAGCACGAACAACCCACCAGGGAACAGCTTCAGGAACGCCGTATTGCCGCTGTCCCGAGCACGTGGTGGCGGAATCCGTTCTGCAATCACCGGCGTCTCACGGATGAACGGCTCCAGCCGCTGCCGGTTCAAGCGCTTTGCCATCTCAATCGTCGGCTGTGCCAACAACGTCGGCGCCGGCCGCCAGTGGATGATGTACCCAAGCCAGTTCAGACCCACCTCCGTCTTGCCCAGCTGGCTGCCAAACATCAGCACCACACGCCGCACCCTGCTGCTGGCGCTCAGGCAGTCCATTGGCTCGCGCAGGTATGGCGTCCGGCTTGTGCGCCACGGCCCAGGCTCTGGGCAGCCGATGCCGCTCAGCACGCGATGAGCCTCGGCCCACTTGCTAACGCTGCCGGTCACCTCAGGCCGTAGGCCATCTAGAAATGCCTGCCGGTAGGCCAGTGCTGCGTCAGCCATCGGTCAACGCCCGCAGTGCGGTCAACACCTCAGCCTCCAGGCGCTGCTCAATCTCAAACGGATCGGCCAGTGCTGCCAGGTCAGCACTCACCCTCGGGATGATCCCAAGCAACCCCTCGCGGACGCTCTTCGCTAGCGCAAATGCTTCGCGCTTCATTGCATCAATAGATCCCACCTCCTGCCGTGCCTGCAGCGCCTGCACCTTGGCCAGCTCCGCCTGATAGTGCAGCTTCCGTTCCTCGCTGATGTCTCGCCCTGGAATGGCGTCATCACGCAAGGCCATGACCGCAGCAGCTACAGCCGCCGCCGCAGTGGATGGCGGCGACACCAGATCAGGCCGCTGTTCAGCAGGCCGCCGATTCCTTGCCTGCCCTTCCTGGCTGATCTTGGCGTTGTTGTTTGGCCTTGTGTTCCGGTCCCACAACTCCAACGCCAAATCACGGTCCAGCCAACGGCGACCATCCTTCTCAACGATCGCTGCAGCAATACGGCTCTTCATCGCCGTACTTACGGTTGGCTTGCTCACGCCCTTGATCAGAGCAAACTCCGCTGGCTTCACCAGCATCGGCATACCGTTAGAACAAAGTTAGTAGAGCTGCCCGCAGGCTAACGATCGCCTAACTTCTCCTAACCGGCCGGGGTTCGTATGTCCAAACCCAAGACGGTGAGAAGGGTTTCAGGTCTGGCGCTGGCTAGCGAGCGTCGTTCGAATACACC